TTTGGAAAAAATGGTGGTTGGGGTCCAGGTTCTCCGCGAGGGAATCCGCCGCGCAATATATTCCCATATAATTCGTATCCGTCAGGGGTATGGTGGTCGGATGGCGATGTCGCCCGCAATATAAATCGATCCCAATATTTTCTATAAGACACTTGTTCGAATAGTCGACATATAAATCGTTTTTCCCCGCGATTAGACTAACTGCTAAATTGCGGATTATTTGATTACATAAGCGGCCATTCTTTTCTGTGGTTGTTGTCATATATGTTTTTTATTGACACTAAATTTAGGTGAAATCTTCGCGTAGGGTCATATAGAATAATTTCGCCGGATGGGATATAATGGACGACTTTGTCATATCGAATCTACATGAATCGCGTAACGAATGGTGTAGCCGCCTGGTATCGATTTTCACGCCCCTTGTCATTGAAGGAATACGTTCGATTTTCAATGAATCGTGGAAACTCTGCCAGGAGACGGACGAAATCAATAAATATCTGATGACGTTCCAGAACCTGCTTTCCCGTATCCCGAAATGGAATTCGATTATTGTGGAGGAAGAGCGGGGGCGCATTGTGGAGCGGAGCGGGTGTAATTATTTGGAGGATTTGATTACGTGTGTACATATTATCCAATTGAAAGTATTGACGTGTATCCGCGTGGGGAATAAACAGAAGAAGATTGATATTTCCATCCCCAAATTAGACGGGTTTATCCATAAGGTCTATATTCACGTGGCGCGTAAGGTCTATATGAATGTCTATCTATTCGAAAAGAATATTTCGCCGCTACATATACAAAAGAATCATCGAGAACTTGAGCGTATAGTCGAAGAGTGTATTATGCTCGCTATAAGAGAGAGTATCCCGACGGAGGCGATTATCCGAGCATATATGGACGAAAGCGTGGAACAAGAGGAGGAGGTAATCATCGAGAACATTGACGAACCGATGATTAAAGAAGAGGACGGAAAAGGCGACGGAAAAGGCGACGAAAGACCCCCGAAGGGGGAAGAGAATATTCTATTTGACAAAGCGGCGGCGGATGACGACGACGAAGAGCCCCCTTCGGTTGTTCCGGCAATCCAGAATTTGAACGAAGAACCAGTGATAACCCGACTGACATTCAATGATATAGATTCGGTATTGAATGGGGAGGACGAGGAGGAGAAAGTGAGTGCACCCAAGACGATTGAGCGACTCGATGAAATATCTACAGAACGGGCCCTACAGAGGAAATTGGAAGAAGAGGAGGAGGAGATGGAAGACCGTATCCGGATACATACCGATGCAGTTGGATTAGATGATATATTTGATATAGAAGGTAATATGGTGAAAGAAGAGGATATTTTGTTGAATGATGTGGAAGAACTTTTTTAAATGAGGGAACCAATGGTTCCTCGAACCCCTCCTTCAATCATTTCTGTTTTGTCATATAGAAATAGTTCTATATGACACTATGTTTAGAAAATAATATAAACTATGTGATAAACGACGTGAGAAACCTTCTTCTGCGTTATAAATAAAGAAACTTTTTAACGAAAAAAAGTATATGGAAAAAGTATTCGTTATTGCTATTTTAACTGTCGCACTTTTTTGTTTAGCCAAAATCGTCGAGATGAAATATTTAGACCAAGAGGTCAAACCTCTCAAATTCTTGGTGCGCGATTCTATCATCGTTTTCGGATGTACCTTGTTCTCTGCCTATATTTTTCTCTATATGAATCGTTCCATTACGGATTTCTTCAATGTAGTGACCGAGAGTAAAGTTTTACAGGCCGATACGACCCAGATTTTTACTGGTGTACCCGAATTTTAGAATATCCAGAATTATAACTTTAATAATTATATTTGTATAGTATATAATATGAAATATAGAAAACGTAGAAGTGTAAAATCAAAAATCAAAAATCAAAAATCAAAAATCAAAAATCAAAAATCAAAAACCAAAAAAAATTATAAATTAAAACATGGTGGCGTTCCTACTATTGAAGAATTAAAAAAAATGCGAGAAGAAGCAGGAATAAAAAGAGATTTTTACGGAATAGTAGCTAAAGTTAACAAAAAAATTTTTGACTCTAAAAAAGCAGGTACTATTTATGGATTTGATGATATAGTTGATGATTTAATTCCATTAGCCAACGAACTTTGTGAAACGAATGAATTTATTCAACAAATGAGTTTGGAAGAAATAATAAAATTAACTGGAACTGAAAATAAATTTAACAATAAAAATGTAGATAAAATATTAGAAAAATTTAAAGAAAAATTTAAAGAAAAATATCCTGATGAAAATAGTATTGACAATGCATTTAAAACTATAGAAAAATATATTAGTGATACAAAAAGTAGTATATCTAAATCCAGTCCTCGACCTCGAACCACCTTTGGAGGAAAAGACCCATCGATATTATTTGCATGTATTGTTTTAGGAGTCTTACTTGCTTTAATATGTACAATGTAGTCGTAATTATTTGTATATTGTCTATATAATAATTATAAATTTAAAAGTTCTAAAATCTGTAATTATTTTCTGATATACAAATACAATCCTCAGTTGTAAATCACAACCTAAACAACAGTCAAAAATATTTAGTTATAATAATGTCATACATATGCATTATTATATTTATTATCTTTATCTTATTTATTCTGGTTTATAATATTGAATATAACGAATTCTATGAGACTTATATACATACCTGCATATTATATGATGATAGTCTATGTCTCCTTTATTCAAGAAAATATTTGGATTCTCATGAAAATCCTGCACCCTATTAGAAACTGATATCATATCTCAGTTACCCGCCGGATACGTATTATTCGATTATTTCTATGAGGTTTTCGGAGGTTCTCTATCTACATTTCATCGAGATGTAACATTCATTGCAAATATATTAGGTTGCAAATATCCAGTATATACATTGATCTTATATAAATAAATATGAAGGAGAATTATTCTCTTTCTGTCCTGTGAGTAATTATACATTCTTTTTCGTATGGTCAGATATTGTTACTATTTATGGGTCTCCGGGAACGGGCTTTTTATTCGATTGTGATTTATTACATGCAGGTACACTCACTATATGCGAAAAAATATTGGCAATACAATACAAAATATGTCATATAGAAAATATTGAGCGATTGTCTGAATTAAATGGGATTCACGTTGTAAAAAGGGGGGTATATGTAAAGATGAAACATGGGTAAACTATGTAAACTATGTAAACTATGTAAACTATGTAAACTATGTAAACTATGTAAACTATGTAAACTATGTTACTATTTCGAATTTCCTTTCAATTATATTTGCTACCCTTTAATGCATCGGAAGTATAGCGAAATTACAGGTTGGGTACACGACCAAATACCATACAGTTTTATAATAATAGTTAGAAGTTTAGATAATCTTATAAAGAAATACCGTACTATTTTTAGCCCACGACATTGGTATTACAACTTGTCCTATAGATTCTCCTATTTCGATGGAAGGTTCTTTCGAACAGCAAACAATGGACCCCTGGGGTAGTTCTTTCGTCAATTTCGCGAAAATATCATTCGTCGTCGACTGGTCAAAACATAAATTCGAGAACCAGACAAACACCCCTTCCCCTACAAATTCTCCCAAATTTATTTCTAAAACATTTTGATTCAGAAATGTGACTTTATTGGCATAATCGATTCCTCCTATTTGTCCGCCACCCGAACAATTCAGTACCCGCTTCGATGCGGTCTTGCCCGTTCTCTGATACTCGATGAGTTCGTTTTTCAGTGACAATGCATCGTCATGCCGTTGCGTCACCAATTCGACGCCTAAAACTCGTGATATCTCCGGTTGCGATGCCATAAACATACATAATTTCCCCCGTCCCGACCCCACATCTATAAATGTATCTATATGACCATTGATTTTTTTCACATAGGAATATAGCCGTTGCATTCCTTCGTATTCCATCTCACCATATGTGATTTTATGTTTTTCATATAGGTGATAATCATCGCGTTTTTGGTCGAATTTGCAACTAGGGTATAAATGTTTCAAATGGTCGACGTATTTCTTTTTCGTCATACGATGTCTCGGTCTTGCCCGTCTTGTCGCCTGTTTTGTCATATATAGATTTATATGACAAAATAATCACTCGCTTTATACTTACTTATACATAAATGGGGAATTCGTCTATATTGACCACTATGGATTCCTCTTTATTTTCTTTTTTATTTTCTTTTTTATTTTTTTCTTTATTTTTTTCTTTGTTTTTCTCCTTTTTCTTTGATACGGTCTTCTCTTTGTTTTTCTCTTTGAATTGGGCGAAAAAAGGGTCAGATAATTGGGCCTCCGGTATATGCTGGTGTACGGTTCTCGCAATCATCTTATAGAGTTTGAAATCAGGATATCGATCCTCGCCGCTTTTCTTATAGAGAATATTTTTCCCCCGGTCATCGGTACACCACCGCAAAATGGTACGTTGGAATTCGTCGAGGTCCGATAAATCGGTATCTTCGTCTAAAATGAAATCGTAGATTGAACAACCCAGGCGACATAGGTCGAAACTAGGATTGGGGTCGATGCGTTTCTTCTTCTCGTCGAAAAAGGGTTCGCAATTATATTGCGTATGTGCGTCGCCCCCCTGATTAAAACTATCACTCCCGAATATTTTGCCGCTGAAAGTATAAATGGCGCGGCCGAAATCGATGATTTTGAATATCCGGCCATAGGTAGGAACACTATATGACACGCCATTGAAGATATAATCAATATATTTGGCCGATGTTTTCGAGAACATGATATTATTCGTATGAAGATCGTTATGTGTAAACCGGAAACATTTCTGGTATGTCGCGAGGATCATGATGACTTGGAAGAGAATCGCCGCATATTCCTTTTCTTCTAATTCGCCTTTGAGTAAAAGGGAATCGAATGTATCGTCGCATTTTTCTAGACAGATTAATTGAACCGGGAAATCTTTGATATATGCATATATGACGGGGTCTTCACTTTCTGTATTATTGCTGTTTTCGTCTTCGCTGTTCTCGCTACTATTTTCTTCGCTATCGTCTTCTTCGCTACTATTTTCGTCGTCGTCTTCTTCGCTACTATCATTCAATGAACTAGAAGAAGAAGAAGAGGAACAAGAATGGGAAGAAGAGGAACAAGAACAAGAATGGGAAGAAGAGGAAGAAGAGGAAGAGGAAGAAGAATTTAATTTATATATTTCATCGATATTGTCACATAGAATATTCTCTTTTGGTGACTTGTCCACAGATGACTTGTCCACCGGCGATTCTTCTTCTTGTTTTTGTTCTTGTTCTCCCCCCTCGCATTCGAAAGAATCGAATTCTATAAGACAATCTTCGTCCCCCCCGATTTGAAGCCTATCTTTATTTCCGCGAGAACCGAAATTCGAAAAGGGGTCATAATGGTTCTCTATTTCAAAGAGAGTCCCCCGATTCTTTTTGAAAAAAGACGAATCATTCAAATATTCGATATCGTCCACTACGTCTATCCGATATTTATCCTGGACCCCCAAAAACGCCCCATAATAATCCAATCCGTGAATAAAGTCGTGAGTATGCCGCATTTGCGATGTCAAATAGTAAAAGAAATTATCTATATATGACGCGTTATGAATCGACTGGATTTTAGGAATACAGGTTTCGGTGGGCATATCATATTGAGGGAGAACCGTGGTCTTCCCTTCATATGCCGTATATTTCCCAATCATATAATGTATAGGGTCTAATAGGGGGGCGAATTTGGTGAATATGGGGACCTCGACGGTATCCCCCGTTATACGATGTTTCACCGTCTTCAAATCCACTATATGATAGAGGTGATTGAGGGCGACGGTTTTCATATTCGACGTGTTCAATTCGAAGAATTCTTTATATAGGGGGTAGTAATTCTGGATATTTTTTATATTATATGGGACATATTCCGCCGTATTCACTTCATTCGAAGACTCGGACAATGAGGGGACGGGGACTATATCTTCTAAATAGCCGAAATCTGGCGTTTTATTCTTGAAATAATCGATTCTGAATTTCATACCAGAGTTTAGATATATTATTCTATACAACAATATTTTATATGATAGAACGTAGGATACGTTTATTGGTATTGTTTAATATGTCTTATAAATATAACTCTTTATATGACACTTGAATTGAAGAAATTTGATATGAAATCGATTACGTTTAAACCCGATGAGAATAAAGGGCCCGTTATTGTCATGATTGGACGTCGTGATACGGGTAAAACCTATTTGGTCCGGGATTTATTATGGCACCACCAAGATATTCCTATAGGGACCGTCATCTCCGGAACAGAAGCCGGAAATGGATTTTACGCCAAACACGTCCCCAAACTCTTCATCCACCACGAGTATAATAAGGTTCTCATAGAAAATGTCTTACGGCGTCAGAAAGTCGCGCTTAAACAGGTGCAAAAAGAGATGGAAACGTATCGGAAAACCACGGTCGACCCGCGTACATTCGTCATCTTGGACGATTGTTTATATGACCAGTCGTGGACGAAATGCGCACTTATGCGTACCCTTTTTATGAACGGGCGACATTGGAAAGTCATGCTTGTGATTACGATGCAATACCCTTTAGGTATTCCGCCATCCATGCGTACAAATATCGACTATGTTTTCATATTGCGAGAACCCTATTTGACAAATCGAAAACGTATATGGGAGAATTATGCCTCTATGTTTCCTACATTGGAGAGTTTCTGTTCCGTGATGGACCAGACGACGGAGAACTACGAGTGTCTGGTGATTAATAATAACGCGAAATCGAATAAATTGAATGACCAGATTTTTTGGTATAAGGCGCAGGACCGCCCCGATTTCCGGCTGGGCTCCAACGAATTCTGGGAGATATCGAAATCGATGACGGAGGATGACGAAGATGACCAATATGACCCGAATAAGGGGAAGAAAAAGGCGAATCCGGTTATGGTGAAGAAATCTAAATGGTAGGGAAACCGAAGGTTTCCCCTACTATCGTCCCTTATCCAATCCTTCCTGTTTAATCCCTCCCTTTATCGCTGTTTATTTTCGCTGTTTATTATCGCTGTTTATTATCGCTGTTTATTATCGCTGTTTATTATCGCTGTTTATTATCGCTGTTTATTATCGC